CCTTGTTTCAAGGTCATAACACTCATAGCACATGTCTCACACGCACCACCTAATCTAACTTTTACTATACCAGTTTCTTCTTCTATTTCTACAAACTGAAGAGATCCTCCATCTGCTTCAATATATGGTAATAATTCTTCGAGAACTTTAACTACATTTTCTTCATTCAGTTCCATCTTTTTCTAGTTCTTCAATTCGTTTCTTTAATGATTCATTTAATCCATCTCCAAGATTATGAAGTTCTGGAGAATCTAATTTGAATCTAGGATCTTCTTCCTTTTCAGGTTCATCAAACCTAACTACCAAAAGTTCGTCACCAACTTCTACTTCTTCCATCTCTGGATGAACAGTTTTAGTAACAAATGTTGTCTTCTCTTTAATATTATACTCTCCTTTTTCAATTTTATCAATATCTCTTAGGTTCTTAAAAATTAGTGCGAACGCTGCACCTAGCATAGCAACACTTATTAGTATATACAGTATTGCAAATATCATAAGAGTATAGCACCTATGATAAATCCTTTACCAAATGCCAATACTAACATCTGATAATCAGTTAGTTTAAACTTGTCTTGTATTTTCTTTGCCATTGCCTTATCCCAATCCTTAACTTTGGTGAAGGCTTCTTTAAGATTAAGATTCCACATAATCCTCTTCCTCTTCTACAAAATTTAATTTAATCCCCTTAAGAGATAGTAAAGCTATCTTCGTCTCAGTCAATTCTTCACTATAAAAAATAACTGTTTCTTTTAATGATGGATCTCCACTCATTTTTTTTCCTCAATTGGATTACCCAAAGACAAATAATCAAGTTGAGTTCTAAGGAAAGTAATTTCCTCTTTCAACTCTTTCTTTTCTATTTTTAATTGTTCGATTTCTTTCTCGTAAACAATAATCATTTGTTCTAATCGTAGGACATCATTCTCTAAATCCCAACGTGGTTTGGGATAGTGGTTGGTCATTTTCCTAATTAGTTATTAATTTAATGTCTGCTTTAGATTTCCTCAATACAAGCATCACTGAAACTTTCTGCTACATCACCACCTAGATCAGCACCTTCATTCATACCAATCATCGTAGCAGCACCAGCCAAAACCCAGCCAACGAAAGGAATAGAGGAGAGACCAGAACCAGCAGCAGCACCAACGCTACCACCGACAAGTCTTCCTGTTGATTTTCCACCACCTCTAGCTTCAATACATTCCTCGGTTTTGGCACTAGTCTTTTTTTCACTAAAACTACCTACACCTGCAGGATCAATCCAAGTTCTATTATTAGATACTGGACCACCATGATGCACTGCACCATCCATAGTATATTCTTTTGTGATAGTAGTTGTATCACCTTTCTTAAGGAACCCACCTTTGTTTACAGTTTTAGTAGTAAACATACTCTTAGGATCATTCCCACGATACTCAAGACTGTATCCATCTTCTCCTGCCATTACTCTAACTGAAGAGTATTCATTCACAGGAGGGATAGTAATCTTAGGATACTTACTAGTTTCTCTAGTAGCAAGCATTACAATCATACTTATATGCGAAAGACCAAGTAATCCACCCAATCCAAGGGCAGATAACTTAGTCCAATTTGTTTGTTTGTCCATCATAAAAAAACACGGATTTTACATCTTGAATGTATCTGTTGGTTTGTCATCAACAGTACTAATCTTAATAGGTGCTTGCTCAATCTTAATTGTTTGAGTAGGACCTGTCTGGGAAGCTTTTTCGATTAACAACTCAAGGTCTTTCTTGCTGATGCCACCGCCACCATTACCATTAATAGCGTTACCATTCTTGTCCATCTTCATAGTACCGTCACCTTTCTTAGATGCGGTCTGAATTCCAAAGCTAGCTAAAACTCCTGTAAAAACCGAAGCTATGAAAGTTGGATCAATTTTCTGTTGTGGTACACCTGGAATAGCAACATAATTTAATGTCAATATTCCACCTGACCAGGCAAGGACAGTAATTCTGACGAATGTACTGATTATGGCTGCTTGTTCATCAGCATCAGGTAGTATAGCATCTTTTGCCTTTTGAAGCAACCCCCTCTTTTCTTCTTTGGGTTCTTCTATTACTTCTTCTTTTTTTATTTTTTCTGGCATACTAGTAAGACAACTATTGTATATAGTTATATAGTATCTTACTTTTTACGCATAGGAACTTCAATAGTCCAAGAAGATGATTCTAATTTAACTAAATCAAAGTTTTTCTTAAACTCCTTCTCTCTTTCTTTCTTCTCCTTCTCCATTGTTACGTCAATGGATTCTATAGTTCTCTCACCATAATGAGTTTTATGTTCTATAACAGCAGATCTCAAACCCATGTAATCTAATATAGCACCATCTATCATATGATAGAGTGTATCCCAAGTAAGTGTTTCTCTTAACTGAGTTGCAATCCTATCAATATCATTTGCATCAAGATACTCACCAGTTGCTACTGCGTTTGAGTAATCTTCATATTGACTCAAAAGTTTTGCTCTGATCTCTACCAACTCATTAAGGTTGATAGTGATCTTTACATCATCATAAATTGCCATTATTAATTAAAAAGCAGAACTAGGAACAGGAAGACCCATACTTTGACCAACAGGTGAAGAAGGTTTAACAGATGCTTGATCACTAGGAGGTGCAAGGTCAGGTGTACCAATAGGTAAAGAATCAGCACCACCTAAAGCACCACCACCCATGCCACCAACTACAGACTCAATTGCTGCTTCTTTGATGTCTTCTATGATAGCATCTTTGTTTAGATAAACATAAGATCCTACTCCAATGATACCAGCAAGTGATACTCCTGATATAACACTGATTGCATTAGCAATATCGTTAAACTTAAATTTCATAATTTTTTTTCTAAGTAATTTTTATTTATCAAAGTCACTTCCTTCTCCAATATATTCAAGAGAAAGAATATCATGATCATCAGTATTAGGATTGAACCATTCTCTAAATTCCTGTCTGATTGAATCTGCTTCTTCAATATCTTCAAGAGTACCTAATGTACACAATACATCCATACGATGAAGTGCCCATTGATAATTATTTTTTAGAGTTTCCTCCAAAGTTTCCATAATCTTTACGCATATAGCGTCCTAGAATGTTGCTATTGTAGTATGCAGGCTCTCCATTGTCAAGAGATTCACTTAATACATTATTAAGAAATAATTGTTTTGTTTCCTCGTAGTTTACATCTCCGAGTCTGGTATGGAGGGATAAGATCTCTCGTTTGAACGCTGCGTTTCCAAGTAACTTTCGATCTGCACTAAGCTCGTCAGAGCTTCCATAGTATTTCTTCCAGTCACTCTCAGACGTAACCCGTCTCTTACCACCTCTAGGCTTACGTTTTTGTTGGAAATACTTTCTTCCGATGTATTGTTTACCCGACTTGATATTAGTAATGCAGTAGACGAAACCGAAGAAATCGCCAATATCATCAGAAGTGAAAGCTGTACCTTGGTAGTACCAGGGATTTTCATAATCTCCTTCCATCTCATAATCTTTATTAATTTTCTTTATTTAGATTATGTATAAAATTTTTATGACCCATATAAAGAATATCTTTCCTATTTGTATCTTCCCAATCAATACTTGGTAAGTGAGAAATATTTTTATATTGTTCAGACACAAGTTCTCGATCAAACCACTTTAAACCATAAAGTATAGGAATATAGTTTATCTCAGAAAACATACCCCATCTACAATGTATATCTTGTGCTAATGGAAATCTCATTCTCCATTTATCCAATAATTTTTGAAGAGAAGGAGTTATTTTTAAATCACATTTAACCTCTTTCCAAAAAGGAGTATCTTCTCTTTTTGTAAGATAATGTGCTTGAACATAATCAAATATATTATCAAAAATATTATTAACAGTTTCATTACATTCATCAACACTATTTGAAGGAATATAATGCACAAAAGCATACATCTGTTGAATAACACTACCAATAGCAGTTGCTTCTAATGGTTCAACAAAACTTTGAGATAATCCTACTGCATAACAATTCTTATGCCATGCCTTTTCTAATCTACCAGGATCAAACTTGAATGTTTTATTAACAGTTATTTCTTGCCCATATGCTTCTTCCATTTCTCTATGAGCTTGATACTCATCAATAAATCTATCACAAAAAACATATCCATTACCTGTTCTACCTTGAGTTGGAATCTGCCAACTCCAACCACAATCTCTAGCCGTTGATTTTGTGTACATATTATATTCTTCCATCTCATCAGTAGCAAATGCAATTGCAGAATTAAGAGGTAGATACTCAGAATAAGATTTCCATTTAACACCTAAAGTATTTTCCAATAAAATTCTCGAAAAACCAGAGCAATCAATAAAGAACTCTGCATCATATTTACCTTTCTCACCATTAAGTGAAATTATATTTCCAGTCTCTGGATGAACTATTGCACCTTGCAATTTATCATCAATGATTTTAATTCCTCTTTCTATACATTTTTCATTTAAAAAATCATTTAATGCTTTAGTATCAAAATGAAATTGATTTGTTGGAGAACTATCTAAATTATTGAAGTATGAAAGTGAAACTTTATTTTCCCAACTTCCATAATGATTCATTTCATAATTAGGTCTATTATATGCAACAACCTTCTGCATATATGGAAAATTATTTCCCACTAATGCCTGTGTAGTATTTGTGTTTATATTATGTACATAATCTTCATCAGACCAATTAGAAAAATAAACACCATGTTTAAATGTTGCTTTCGCTCTCAATATAAGTTCCATCTTATTAATTCCACAACTAGTGCAGAATCCAGCAAAATGTTCAGTTGAACTTTCACCAACACCAACAGTACCAATCTTCTCAGATTCAATAACCGTTATATTAATACTTGGGTGTGTAGATCTTAATATTAAAGCAGAAATATAACCAGCGTTTCCACCACCAACCACAATAACATTATTAATCATTAATATAGAAAATACTACCTTATATAGAAAGAAGATAAATATCTAATATCAGTATTATACTAATGGCAGTTTACGTCAATAATTTTACTATTGAAACTGGAGCATATTTC